CCCTCGCATTTTATTCCGCGATTGATTTCAGACGCCCCAAAATTGCAGTGCGGCTAAAAAATAGAACGCCTATTCTATTTCTGCTAAAAATGCCAAAATAACGCCGGGAAATTGCAACATGCGGAGATTGCATAGCTATGTCTCGGTTGCGCAAGCCGGCGAAAATCAAGATTGCCGAAGGGAATAGAGCAAAGCAGGGATTGGCGAAAATCGGCGTTGACCTCATTACCAACGGCAAGCCGACGCCGCCCGACCATTTGACGGACATCGAGGCCCGGTTATGGCGGGAGATAACGTGGTCATTGCCGGATGATCTGCTTTCGCAAGCGGATATCGGCATATTAGAGCGGCATGTAATTGCATGGGCGCGGTTCCGCGATTGCCAAGAGAAAATCAGAAAAACCGGCTTGTTGGTTCAATCGCCGCAAGGGCCGATCAGGAACCCATTGCTTACCGCCCAAAATCAGGCGGCGAAGGAAATGCACATTACCGGCGGCCATCTAGGCTTATCGCCTGCAGCGCGCGCCGCCCTTAGCCAACCGCTACCGCGCAAGACGGACCCCATGGATTACCTGCTTGGCATGGATGAGGGGGAACAATGGATGCCGCCCGCAATGAACAAGAGGAATTGAGCCAATGAGAGAGTTTTGGCCCGCCGACGCGGTAGGGCGGCGCCCCGTCGCCAGTCTTACGCCATACCTGAAAAACGCCCGCACGCATTCGGAGGCGCAAATTCGGCAGATTGCCGAAAGCATCCGCGAATTCGGGTTCACGGTTCCGGTTCTGATTGACGAAGGGGGGAACCTGATTGCCGGGCACGGCCGGGTTCTAGCCGCCGTGGCGCTTGGCCTGGTAGACGTGCCGACCATGGTTGCGCGCGGCTGGACGGAACGGCAAATCAGGGCCTACCGGATTGCCGACAACAAGCTAGCGCTGAATTCGGATTGGGATTTCGGGCTGCTCGCAATCGAACTTGAGGAATTGGCCGGAATGGAAAGCCTGATTGGCTTTTCGGAAGACGAACTGATTGCGCTTTTCAAGGGCGAACAGGCGGCGGCCGTTATCACGCCGGCAGAGGCGCACAAGAAACTTTCCGAACGGTTCGGCATACCGCCCTTTACGGTTTTAAACGCGCGTGAGGGTTGGTGGCAGGACCGCAAGCGGGCGTGGATTGGCTTAGGCATTCAATCGGAACTAGGCCGGGGCGAACCTGCAGCCGAGCCCGGCCCGGACGGCTACCGCAAAACCGCAAGCGAAGAGCAGTTTGCCAAAACCCGGTTCACGCGCGCCGGCCCGCAAACGGCGTCATTGAAGGGCGGGAAAACCGTACATACGACCGCCGACCCGTACCGGAAAAACAGGAAGACGCCGGCCGGCGTTGTGGCCGGCAACGGTTGGGATGGCGGCGTGGCGCGGCGTGACGCGGCTTTCTACAACAAAAAGCGGGCTTGGGAAAAAGCCAACGGCCGCAAGATTTCGACAACCGAATTCCGGGAAAACTATTGGGGCGGCCAATGAGCAAGGCAACGGCGATACCGGGGGGCGGAACCGGCCCGAATAGCGTCTATCGCAAGCGCGGCCGCAAAGCCAAGCCGGCGCATACCGTCAACGAATGGGTTCGCGAAACCATTACGAACGGCAACGAAAACAGCACGCAACTTTCAGCCAATCAGACGGGAACGAGCATATTCGACCCGGTTCTAACCGAGCTTTGCTATCGTTGGTTCTGCCCGCCGGGCGGGCTGATTATCGACCCGTTCGCGGGCGGGAGCGTTCGCGGAATCGTCGCGTCTATCCTTGGCCGCGAATATATCGGGGTTGACTTGAGCGCGCGGCAGATTGCCGCCAACCGGGAGCAGGCCGAGGCCATATGCAACGGCTACCTGCCGCAATGGCATATAGGCGATAGCCGCAATATCGGGGCTCTCCTGGAAAACACGCGCGGCGATTTCCTGTTTTCGTGCCCGCCCTATGCCGATCTCGAGATTTATTCCGAGGACGAACGGGATTTATCGACGCTGCGCTATCCGGAATTCCGGGTTGCCTACAAGCACGTCATTGCCGAGGCCGCCGCGCTGCTCAAGCCCAACCGGTTCGCCTGTTTCGTGGTTGGCGAGGTGAGGGGGAAAGACGGCATTTATTACGGCTTTGTGCCCGATACCATTGCGGCGTTCGAGGCCGCCGGCCTGAGATATTACAACGAGGCCATTCTAGTTACCCAAGCCGGTTCGTTGCCTATCCGCGTTGGAAAGCAGTTCGAAACTACGCGCAAGCTAGGCAAGACGCACCAAAACGTTCTGGTTTTCGTCAAGGGGGACGCGCGCGCCGCAACTGAGGCGGTTGGGCAAGTGGAATTCGGCGCCATTGGCGGGGGCGACGACATGGCCGGCCTTGAGGTTGTCGCCCATGGGTAAGCGGATCATTTGCGCCGACGCACTGCGATGGTTGGCGAACGATTGCCCGCCGTGCGCAATCGTGACTTCGCCCCCGGAAATGGCCGAACTGCAGATTAGCTTGGCGGAATATGAAGAATGGTACGGGAACGCCATTCGCCTATGCATGCGCGCCGCCGGGCCGGGTTGCCCGGTTGTCGTCTATGCGACAGACCGAAAGGCGGAGGGCCAATGGGTTTCCAAGCCGGCGCTGATTGTCTCAATCGCCAAGGCTTACGGTTGGCGGCTGCTATGGCACCGCATTGTTCTTAGCCGGGACGTGGGCAAGGTGGATTTGCACCGCCCCGGCTATGCCCACTTGTTGGCGGTAGGGCCGGCTGATTGCCGGCCCGGCGTTGCGCTTCCTGATGTAATGGAGCGCGGCCACATGCTTTACCCCGACGCTATGGGGTTCATACCCGGCCGGGTGTCCGTCAATTTCGCGGGCGCCTATTCAAACTTAATCGTTGACCCTTTTTGCGGGCGCGGAACCGTGCCGGCGATTGCGGAAGCTCTAGGATTCGAGGCGATAGGGGTAGATATCGACCCCACGCAATGCGCCCATGCCGAAAAAATCAGTCTCAAGGCCCAATGAAAAAGGCCGCGCTTTCGGCACGGCCTGTTTTGCTGAGATTGCCCGCCGAACGTTACAGCGGGGGCGTGTTTTCGATTGCGGTTATGATTTCCGCGAAATCGTCGCTTGCCGCCAAATCCTCGGCCGGCCCGCCCTCTATCCGTATCAGGACAAAGCGCTTCAGTTCCGGCACGTCCCGATCCTCGGGCTTGGCGTAGTCCGTGAACACGTAAAGCCCGGTTTCGCCAACCTTGAAACAGGGGCAGGGCTCATTGTGCCAAGAACAGTCCTCCCACTCCGCCGGGATTGCCGGCAGAGTGGTTTGGTCGAAGTCGGGAAATTCCCGTTCCATGAGGGGGAAAACTGCCATTCAGTTCGCGGCCTCTTCGGTTGTCGGCGCTTCTGTTTCCGGGGCCGGGGTTTCCGGCGCTTCGGCCGAACCCTTCCAGCCGCCTTCAATCTTCACGACGCTAGCAAGCTTCGTTTGCGCAAGCAAAAGCGGAATCGACATGGAACGCCACTTGAGAACCGCAAACAGCGCTTCTTTCTGAACGCCTTCCGGCCGAACAAGCAGTTCGCGGGCGGCGTCCCACTTAGACGGGCCTTTTGCCTTCTTTTCGACGGCAGGCTTGGGCGCCTTCGGCTCCTTCGCCGGCTTCGGTTCTTTCGCCGCTTTCGGTTCCTTCTTCGCCGCCGCCTTTTCACCGGTAGCCTTGGCTTTCGCGACGGCCGGCTTTTTCGCCGCCTTCGCCGCGCCCTTTTCCGGCGCGCCGAACAGGGCGTTCATTGCGCCCTCAAGTTTCGGCAGTTCTGCTTTCTTGCCCGCCGCCTTGGCTTTCGGTTCCTTGTAAGGCTTGCCCGAAAGAATGGTGCGGTTGCCGGCGGCGTCGAACGCATAAACGATAACGTCGCGCTTCGCGGTCGGGTGCATTTCTTTGAGCATGTCGGCGGCTTCCTTGACGCCCTCAAGCGTGGTTGCGTCCAGCGTTTCATAGTGCGCCGCGCCGAGGAAAAGCGAGGCGGTAAAGCTTACCGCGTTGCGCAGAACGTCCGCGTTCCATTCGTCAACGGTTTCGAGGGAGGGGGTGGCTACGGGTTCAATCGGGGCCTTGAATATCATGTGGGAAAGTTCCTTTCACATGTCGGGTTGCGTACAACTTCCGAGATAGTGAGATGACCATTTTCTCGCAAGACTTAAGCGCCACTAAAATTAGAAAAAAAGTTGGTCGCCCGCCGGGTCGCACAATTCCCCCTGAAATTCGGCAACTTTTCGAGGTTTTGCAGGTTCCAAAGGAGGATTGGTATCTCCCTTCCGGTCGAATCATAGCCTTTGCACACTCGCTGAAAGTTCCAGCGGGGATATATGTCAACAAACCGCTTCGGCTTCGCCAGTTTCAGCTAGACTTCATCCGGGACGTGTATAACCCGCGCCGACCGGACGGGCGGCGGAAACGGCGGCAGGCGATAATGTCGGTCGGACGCCGCGCCGGCAAAACGCTGCTGGCGGCAATCATTATCCTTGTTCATTTGGTTGGCCCATGTAAGCGGCCAAACTCTACAATCGTGTCTGCAGCAACCACGCGAAAGCAGGCCTCAATCATCCACAAAATGGTTGGCAACATGGTTCGCGTGAACGAACGGCTTTCCCGTCACCTGAACGTGGTCAATTCGACAAAAGTCATTACCCACTTGTCGGACGGTTCGACGTACACGGCGCTTTCTGCCGACGCCGGGGGCGCGTTCGGCGAGGGCCTTGACTTGGTTGTCTATGACGAATTGAGCCAGGCCAAGAACAACGCGCTTTATGACGCGCTCATGACTTCGCTAGGTTCGCAAGCCGAACCGCTCATGATGATTATCAGCACGCAAGCCCCGTCTGATGACCACTTGCTTTCCGAGCTTATCGATTACGGCTTGAAAATCCGGGCGGGGGAGTTCGAGGACGATAGCTTTACCGTACACCTGTATGCCGCAAGGCCGGATTGCGACCTCATGGACGAAACGCAATGGCACGCGGCAAACCCGACGCTTGGCGATTACCGCGACATTGACGAATTCCGGCAAGTCATAGAACGGGCGCTGCGCATTCCGTCGCTTGAGGCCGTCGCCCGCAACCTTTACCTAAATCAGCGCGTGGCCGCCAAGGCGCCGTTCCTCACGGCGCACATATGGAAAGCCGGCGACGTTCCGATTAACGAACGTCTCTTTTTCGACGGCCGGCCGGTATTCGCCGGGCTGGACTTGTCGGCGCGCACCGACCTTTCGGCGCTATGTCTGGCGGCCGAAGACGACGCCGGCCTTATCCACCTATGGCCCCGGATTTGGACGCCCGACGATACGCTAGACGCGCGGGCGCTGAGAGATCGCGCGCCGTACCGGGTATGGGCCGACCGAGATTTGATTATTCCTGTTCCAGGGCAGGCGATTGATTACGATTTCATAGCCGCCGAGCTAGGGCAGATTTCAAACACAATGCCGCTTGTGAAAATCGCCTACGACCGTTGGCGCATTGACGTGTTGCGCCAATCGTTGGCGCGCATGGGCGTATTGGTAAACCTCATGGACTTCGGGCAGGGGTTCAAGGATATGGCGCCGGCAATCGATACGTTCGAGGAAATGGCGCTGGCCGGGCGCTTGGTTCACGGCGGCCACCCCGTCTTGCGTTGGGCGGTATCGAACGCCGTTGTTGTGTTCGACGCCGCCAATAACAGGAAGCTGGACAAGTCGAAGGCAAACGGGCGCATTGACCCGGCGATTGCCGCCGTACAGGCCGTGGCCGCTATGAAGCTGCAGAAGGAGAACATGGTGGATTTGGGGGCGCTGATCGGTTGAACGCCCGGTAGGCGTCTAGCGTTTCCTGCAGCTTGTCCGCCAAAAACTCGGATTTTCGCATCTGCTCTTCGATAAACCAGAAGAGCAGCAACGCAGACACCGCTACCGCAACGGCCAAGAGCCGCCAAGGGGTTCCGGTTTCCAGCCATGCCGCATTGACGGATTCCACGCCGGCCAAGGCAAGGGCGAAATAGGACTTGCGGCGGAACTGCTTGGCGAACTGCCGTAATGCTTCGATTGTCCCCGTAATCTCGGCTTCGTTCAGTTCTTCGGCCATGGCCGTTCCTCCCTCCCTCATCATAACGAACGCCGCCGGCAATGCCCCTCCCAAGGCATGTATCCGGCGGCGCGAGACGGCCACACATGAAAGGTGTTGCTTCCTCCCCTTCCGCTTATGTGGCGTCTTGTTCGGCGAGTTCCTTGGTCGTTTCCGTTAGCCGTTCCGAACCCTTGGGCGTGATTTGGTAAAGCTTGCCCGGCAAGCGCTCAAGGAAGCCATTGACGCGCAAGTCATAGAGCCGCTGGTACATGCGTTGACGATCCTCCCCCGGCCCATAGCCAAGGAGCGGCCCGAGAGCCGGGGAGTCTAGCGGGCCTTGTAGAAGGGCCTGCAAAATGCGGTTCCCGAGAAGGGTATTTTCCGCCTTAGTGTCCGGATTGCGGTTCGCCGCTACTTGCCCGGACTTGGCGGCGTTTGATTTGGCTTTCACTGAGCCATTTCCACCGCCGGGGGAGGTTTTCGGGCCGGCGCCGGATTTTGGGCGGGCGGCGCCTTTTGTCGCCGCCGCCGGCTCATGGGATACAACCGGAGGGGCGCCCAAGCGCCGAATTGTGATTCCTTGTCCCCGGTTTTGTTTCTCAATTACCGCATTTTTTACGCGGTTTGGGTTGGCGGTAAGTTCTAGCAGGACTGAACGTGCCGTGTTCAGTCTGTCAATCTCTTTTAAGTGCTGCTCGATTACCGCATCGATCTGGCCGATAGCGTCAATCATGGGCGGACAACCATAGCGAAGCCAAGAACACGAAGGATTTCAAGTACCGTGGCAAGGCGTGGGTAATGCGTGGTTCCGTTCGCCAAGTTCGAAACCGTGGACGTGCAACACCCGGCGCCGTCCGCAATTTTTGTGTATTTCTTCCGAGAACGCCGGATTTCTGAGGCCACGAAGGCGCAAAGCTCGCTTGCGTCTTTGAATGTGTATTCCGATTGATCCTCCAACCACGTCTGCCGGATCGGCGCGGCGTGGTTCGTTGCCGTTGAAAGCATTCCGCAATCTCCCTGCTCGATTTTCAACGCAGGGATAGTGCCGCGTACTCGCGCATAATGCAAGCCGCGCTAAAGTTTTCCATAGTACAAAATTTTAGGGGCGCTTGAATTAGGCGGACCGAATTGATACATCATACTCGTAATGGGGGTAAATGTGCCCGCCAGTTCTGAGGGAAATCGCAATGAAAACCGTGATTGCAGCCGCCGCCCTGGCAGTTGTCTTCGCCATGCCTGCTTTTGCAGACAATGCCGCAAGCACTGCAGCGCCGCCGAAAGCCGTCAACTATGACGAAGTAGCCGCCGCCAACCCGTATTCGGAAGCCTGTAAGGCCGGATATATCGCGGAAATGAGGAAGGACGCGTTGCCCCTCCTCGGAAACAGCGAAACCGACTTTGCCCGCTGGATGGATAACAAAATCAGCTTCGGGGAAATGTGGGTGCGGAAAATCGACTTTGCCGCCCTCATGGGCGCGAAAATGGGCGTCATGACGCATGCCCATGACGGCGCCGTGCCCGGCTGCGACAACCCGACAGACAAGCAAGCGCTTTTGAAGCGCATCGACGCGTTCGGCGCCGTGCTTCCCGGCTTGCTCGGGAATTGGTTTGCCGCCGGGGTTTTCTCGGGAACAAACCCGGTCCCGTCCGCCCCGGCGGATAAGTAAGGGGGCTATCATGCAACTCACATTCAAGCCCTACGGCCTCATGAAATTAGCCGCCGAGGCCGTCGAATGCTGGAAAGCCGGAACCCTGCCTGTTTACGGGCAAACCGAATACCCGGCGCCGTGCTTTTGGCTTGTCGGCGACGAAGGCGTTTACATCATGCACAACGGCGTCACGCCCGAGCGCGATCAGGGCGTCAAGCACACCGTTGTTTACGCCGAGGAGTGCAACCCGGAAACCGACCCCGAAGGTTGGTATGACAACAAAGTCGCGTCTTTTGGCGGCGACGATGGAGTCGAAATCATCGACGCCAAACTTGTCATGGAATGCGCGCTGCAGGGCTTGGAACTTCAAGTGCGGTTCGAACCCAACGGCGGGCCTATTCACTACCGGGCGGTAAAGGCGGACCCATGAAGATACGCGCCGCCATACTTATCGCCGCCGCGCTTGTCGCCGCCGCGCCCGCCGTCGCCGGGGAACGCTACCGCTACCGCCCGACACCGGACGGCTACACCTATCAGAATGATAGGGGCAGGAAGGTATTCAACCACTATAGCCCGCGCCTCGGGGGATACCCCGCGCCGCGTTGCTACACGTCCGGAAAGCGGACGGATTGCTATTATCGGAACCCGGCCACAATGGGCCGCGACAGGTTCCGGAAATGACAGCGGCAATCAAAGTCACCTATTCCCGCGTCTATTATGAAAGCGGGTTATGCCGGGGCCATTATTCGATTTGGGTTTCCGGCAAATTGGCGCGGATCGAGGCGACGCAACACCCTGTAATCAGGTTCCTTGTTGCGAACGGCGTTCCGCCACATGAAGCAAATCGAATGCTTGAGGCCGCGAAGGACGAAAACGAGCGGCACGAACAAGAAGCCAAAACCTCCCAACTCTAAGAACGGAAATGAAATGACTGTCAAAATCCTGAGAGCCGCCTTTGCGGCATCCCTTGTTCTTGCGCCCGTCGCCGCCAAGGCAGACTACTACTACGACGGGGGCCGCGTGAACCGCGAATGCAACGATAAAAGCGACTCGTTTCGATACGCGGCTTGCCGGGGGTATGTCGTGGGCGTCGTGGACGCTTTCATGCAAACCGAAAACTACGGTTGCCGGATAACGGCTCCGAAGGTGCAGATAATCGACGTAATCGATATCACATTGAACTACATGAAAGCCCACCCGGAACGGCGCGGGGAGCCGGCGGCGCCGCTGATTTACAAAGCAATGTATGACGCCTTTTGCCCTGCAAAGTGAGGACTGAAAAATGACTGTCAAAATACTGAAAGCCGCGCTTGCGGCATCCCTTGCGCTTGCGGCCCTTGCCACCGTCGCCCATGCGGGCAATCCGGCCATAGATGCGGCATCGCAAGCATGCCAAGACGAGTACAATGTTCTTTTCGACAAGAAGATTGTGCCCGTTCTTGGAAACGATCTATTCGGCGAAGTTGCCCGCGTTCGTTTCAGCAATGGCGCTACAGGCAAGGAGGCAGACCAAGCCGTTGCCAAACTCATAACTAGCTGGATCGGTAACGGCACAATCGACGGGGTCGCAATGATAGAGGCCGGGACGAGCGCCATGGTGGAAAGTCTCGGCCAGCCGGGGTGTCAAAATGAGGCCGATAGGCTTGTGCTTATGCGCGCCTATACCGAGACACAAGACTACCTCAAGCTATACGGGCCGGCTCTCAAGACGCTTTACAAGGGCGGCAGCGCGCCCGCCGTTGCCAAGCCATAGGAGCCGGAAAACCAACCATGAGCAAAACAACACCCGAGCAACGCGCCGAAGCTGAAAAGCAGATTGACGATTTTTGGGCCAAGGTAGCCGACGCGGACCCGCGCATAATCGCGGGCTCCCTTAGCGAATTGCTGGCGCGGTTCTTGGCCCGGTATCAGATCGAAAACGACCGCAAAGAGGTCGGCGAACACATTCTCGCGGTCGCGCTTGAAATGGCGAAACTCAACAACGAGCGCCACGACTCCACACTGAATTGACGGGCCGGTTTACGGCCCCGACCGAAATTCCCGGCTTTGCGTGAGCCCGGAATACCAGATTCAGCGCCGGCAATGGTGCGGGCCTGAATAACGCCAGAAAAAGGGAAATCATGAAGAAATTGCTTATCGCCGCCGTTGCCTTTGCCGCATTCGGTTCCGCCGCCAGCGCCGACCAGTTCGTCAATGGCTATGTGACCAAGCGCGGAACGTATGTGGCGCCCCACTACCGTTCGAACGCCGACCAGTATCAATCGAACAATTACACCTATCGGGGCAACACGAACCCGTACACCGGCCAGCGCGGAACGCAAGATTACCAACCGCGCCGGGGTTCGCTTTACGGCCAAGTCAACCGTTGCCCGGCAAACGCGTGGTGCTGAGATACTGACCGCCGGGGCGCAAATGCCCCGGCCAACGTGGGGAGGGAGGAACCCATGCTCGAACTTTCAAAAATCATTGCCGGCGGCTTGCTCAAGGCCAGCGCCGGCATTGTTGCATTCGTAGCCTTCACGGCCTTTTTGGCGGCAGTCACCGATTACATTTTGGCGGGCCTGCCATGACGACAGACGGCCTCGATATTTGGACGATTACCGCGCACCCGGCAGATTACCCGAACGATTACGTAGCGCGGCGCCATGTGGTGAAATCGGGCGGCAGCATGCCGACCGGCGACCACTACACGGCGCCGACGCTTGAGACGCTGCAGCATGTCATGCGGCGTATGGGGTTGGTTCGCATTCCCCGCCAACCCGACGACGACGCCGTGATTGTCGAAAGCTGGATATAGAGCGGGGCGGGAACGCCTGCCGACTGATTGAGGCCCGGAAGCGCATGCGTTTCCGGGCTGTTTTATTTTAATCGTACTAGATTTATAATCGCGCTCATGCCGAACCAAACCGAACAATTTCAAGCCATGATAGCGGGCCTTGAGTCGGCAGGGTTAAGCCGCGCTGAAATCGCCCGCCGCGCCGGGCTTAGCCGCATGACGGTTTGGCGCTTGGCCGAAGGTGAGGGCCGGGAACCGCTCTATAGAACCGTTCGGGCTATTGAGGCGGTCCAGCAAAAGTTCTGCCCTGTAAATCACGTGATACAAAAAAGGGTCTAGCTAGGCCGGCAACCTTGAGGTTGCCGCCATGGATATCGTCCGCAAATTCGGTTTTCTGATTAAGGCCGGAAACGCGTCTGACGATCTGCCGACCTTCGTTCTGTCTGACGAAACAGTCGATAGCGTGGGGGATATTATCGAGGCCAAGGGGTGGGATTTATCCCGCTTCAAAGGCGCCACCGCAAACCCCATTGCGCTTTTCAATCACAATCACAACGAACCGATAGGCGTTTGGCAAAACGTCAAAGTCGAAGGCACGCGCCTGGTAGGCGCGCTGAAACTCGCCGCCGAAGGCACGAGCGACACGATAGACAAGGTTCGCAAGCTGATTGCTCAAGGCATGCTTGTAGCCGTTTCGGTTGGCTTCCGGCCGACCAAATGGGAACCCATCGAAAATTCTCGAGACGGCGGTTACCGCTACCAGAAGCAACAGCTTCTCGAATGCTCCGTTGTGAGCGTTCCGGCCAATCCTTCCGCCGTTCTTATCCGTTCCGAGAACCCCGGCCTAACAGCCGGCGAAGCTGAACAACTGCTGGCCGAGGCAGTGCGCGCAAAGCTGATCCCCGCGACAGGGGCAAGACAGCCGGCCGCCGCGAACATCGGCAAAACCGCCGCGTCAGGCCGACCCCCCGCGATCAAGCGGAACAATCCCATGAAAACCCTTGCTGAACAGATTCAGGCGCTACAAGACGAAATTGTAGCGCTGCAGGATCGTAACGCCCCGCTCCACGAGAAGCAGTCGAACGGGGAGGAACTGACAGACGAAGAAGGCACCGCGTTTGATGAAGCTTGCGAGCTTATCGACGCATGCGAAAGGAAACTTGCACGCCTCCGCGCCACGGAAAAAGCCAAAGGCCTAGCCGCTTCGCAGCGCACGCCCGACCGCCAGCACGTTGTTGCGCCCGGCGTGGTTACCGACCCGACCGTCATGCGGCGCGGGGCCGGAGAACGCCCGCGTGACCTTCTGGTAAGAATGGCCGTCATCAATCTGCGAGCCCATGCCAACCGTCAACCGCTCGATCTCGTGCGGCAACTGACGTACCCGGAAAGGGCGGACATGGACGCGGTAATCAAGGCCGTGACGAACCCGGCGCAAACGACCGTTGCCGGTTGGGCCGCCGAACTGGTCGAAACGGCAATCGCCGACTTCCTCGAATCCCTTCGGCCGGTTTCCACCTATGGCGCCCTTCGTGCCATGGGCGCGCAATTCACGTTCGGCCGTAATGGCTCAATCAAAATCCCGTCGCGCGCTCATGCGCGCCGCGCCCCCGGCGATCTTGCCGGGGCATTCGTTGGCGAAGGCCAGCCGATTCCAGTCCGTCGCGGCTCTACCGGTTCGATTTCGCTTATCCCGCACAAAATGGGCGTCATTTCCACTTACACCCGCGAAATGGCGATGCACTCGACGCCCGCCATTGAAAGCCTGATCCGGGAAGGCATTCTCGAAGATACCGCCGTAGCCATTGACGCGGCGCTTCTCGACAATAACCCGGCCACGGCAATTCGCCCGGCCGGCCTCCTGAACGGCGTGGTTCCGATTGCCGGCGCGGCCGGCGGCGGGGTTGACGCCATGACGGACGATATAGCGGCAGCAATGGGGCCGTTCATCGCCGCCAATGCAGCAAGCGGCCTCGCATGGCTCTTGAACCCGTCCAACGTGTTCAAGCTGCAATGGGCCTCTACCGCCGTGGGCGTCTATCCTTTCCGGGATGCGGTCAACTCCGGTAGCCTGGCAGGCTTCCCGATCATCTCAAGCACGGCGGTTCCGGCCGATGTGCTCTTGCTTGTGCGTGCCGCCGACTTCGCAACGGCTTCGGGAGACACCCCGGAATTTGACGTTTCGGATCAGGCGACCATCCATGAGGAAGACGGAAGTTACCCGGCAACGGAGGCAATCCCGATTCCGGGCACCGTCCTTCCGATTGCTACCGGCGCCGCTGGCGCTGCAGTGGTCGCAACCCCGGTTCGTTCGCTTTGGCAGACCGCAACAATCGGCGTCCGCATGTTGCTGGATATCGATTGGGCCATGCGCCGGCCGGGGATGGTTGTCGAGGTCAACGCAATTACGTGGTGAGCCACGGCGTTTCGCTTGATTTCGCAAGGATGGGCGGCGCCTTAACCGGGGCCGCCCATTGCCCGTAAGGCAACCGGGAACCGCAACCGGCTGCGCTCGCCGAAGGAAAGAAGTCATGAAAAAGCTTGCGCACATCATCAAGGGCGTTCGCGCCGGCCGCATGGTCGAAATGCCCGCCGAGGATTTGGAAACCGCGATTTCCGAAGGTTGGGCCGAACCGGTAGCCAACAACCGCCGGGCTACCGTGCCGACGCGCGGCCCGCACAAAAAGGCGGACGCCTATTTCGAAAAGGCGGCAGACGACGCCGACAAGCGCCGGGGCGTTGGCAGGTATTCAAACCGCATGCTTGAAACCGGCGGCCCCTCCGAACGCCCGAAACGCAAGCCCGAACCGGCCGCCCCGATTATCGACGTGGGGCCGGCGCCCGCCGAACCGAACGCGCCCGAGGCGGCGCCGGAAGAGGGCGCAAAGCGCGGGCCTGGACGGCCGAAGAAATCCGAACAGACGGGTTGAACCATGGCCGAAGGTGAAGCCCGCACTTGGCTGCAGCGCATGGCCGGCTTTATGGGCCTTGGCAATTGGTCAAGCCGCCCCGGCCCGCCCACGGCCGGCCCCGCCGGCTATACGGATGCGGGTTGGATACCGTTCGCGTGGGGCATGAACTACGGCCAACTCGGTTATGATCCGATCCCCGGCGGTTGGAACGCGGTCGCCTATTCCTGCATCATGCTTTATGCCCGTACCATTTCGCAGTTGCCCGGCCGGCATATGAAGAAGCTGGACAATAACGGAACCGAACAAATCACCACGTCCGCACTTTCCCGCGTGCTGCAGCGGCCGAACGATTACCAAACCCGTCTCGATTTCTTGCGCAATATGGTGATTTGGCTTCTGGCCGAGGGCAATTCCTACGCTATCGCGCTGCGCAACGACCGGAACGAAATCACAGAACTGCATCAGGTTTCCAGCCGCGCAACCCGAGCGCTTTATGGCGAAGACGGGGAAGTTTTCTATTCGGTTGGCGGCAACCCTATTCTGAATTACCGGCTGGACCCGGAATTCGGCCGGGGCGCCCGCTGGATAGTTCCGCAACGCGACATGCTGCATTTTTGCGGCCCGTCAAAACCGGAAGACCCGCTTACCGGGGAGTCGCCGCTCATTGCAGCAAGCGGCCCGGTTGACGTTTCGACCGGCGGCTTTGCGGCATTCCTCCGCAACATGTCGCGGCCTTCCGGCGTGCTTTCCACCGACCTGATTTTGACCAAGGAACAAGTGCGGGAACTTCGCGAGCGTTGGGAAGAGCAGGCCAAGGGCGTCAACCAAGGCGGCGTTCCAATCCTTACCGCCGGCCTCAAGTGGGGCGCTCAAGGTTTCAAGCCCGAAGAACTGCAGATTGTTGAATCGCTCAAGCTTTCCAAGAAAGACATTGCAATGATTTTCGGCGTCCCGTTGGCGCTGATTAACGACATGGACGGGGCGACGTACAACAATTCCGAAAACCTCATCATGATGTGGTTGCGGCAGGGCTTGGGCTATTATCTCGATCAATGCGAATTGGCCTTTGACAAGCTTTTTCGGATCGAAGTCGGAGTCGAATATACCGAATTCGACGTGGAAGCCCTTCTGAGGCCCGACAGCAAATCGCGTATTGAAACGCTTGTGCGCGGCGTGCTTGGCGGCATTTACGCGCCGAACGAAGCCCGCGCCCTTGAGGGCTTGGCGAAAGCGAAGGACGGCGAGGAACCCCGCGTTCAGCAACAAGTGGTTCCGCTTTCGTGGTGGGAGTCGGATATGGCGCCGCAACCCGGCGGCGGCGCGCCCCC